GACATAGAACTATAATATGCCAAAAGGAAGAATGAGCCAACACCAAGTATCACAATGGCAGGTATTTCTTGCTACACTTGGAAACAAATTAACAAACGTGCAATATAAATTTGTATGTGAGGTACACGCTGATTTATTTGCACACCCTTACCACGAGCCTTGTACGTGCAGCCCAAAACGCATAAAGGAATGGATAGCACAAATAACAAGGATATATGAAACTAGAATTAATACATAGTTTTGAGAAAGCCCTAATTACTGCTCTTAACCTAGATGGTTGGAGATTAGTACACACAGGGGAAACTTCTCTACCATACGACGCACAAGGAATTACTCCTAAAGGATTGAAGTGTGTAATCGAGATGAAATTTCGAGATAAGTACTATGAAACTAAAATACTAGAAGTTGGTAAGTACAACAATCTTATGAAGATGGACAGCGACATACAAAAGTTTTACTTTGTAAATGACCCTAAAGGGAACTATATGTTTTGGCTTAATGATTTAAAAGATTTAAAGCCTGAAGAACTATATTGTCCTAAAACTACAATGTGGGATAATAGCAAAAGAAAAAAAAGTGTATATTTGTTACAAGAGAAACAAGCTATAATAACAAACATATATGAATAATGAACATTTTATTGCTATGAGTTATAAAGAACGCATAGACTATTTTAGAGGTGTAGGTGTAAGAACTACATACAATATTGCTATGGATGATGACCATCCTTTAAGCATAGATGCAAATGATTACCTAGACGAAAAGAATGAATAAGAAACGAGCAAGTCAATCAGCAAGAATACAAGAACTAGAGCAGCACGTAGTAAAGCTGTATATGATACTAGAGCAAGTAGTACAACAGTTAAAAGATAAAGATGAACAGGGAACTACTAAAACTTAAATTTCAAGGCGATTTTACAGCAGCTTCACACGTTATACAGAAGTGGCTAGAAAAAAGTCCTGACAACAAAGAACTGAAACACGTTACGGAGTATTTAACAAACTCCTATATTTATGCCACAGCTTGTGAGATGCAAATCAAAGAAGCCAACGCAATTATAAACAGATTAAGAGAGAAGCGAGATAAGTATAAAGACCTTGCAGACGATTACAAAGAACTATACGAGAAACTACAAGAGAAAACACTATAACAAACATATAGATTATGATAACATTACTAAACGGAGAGAAGTGGAATAGACAAGAGTTGCTGTCTAAAATGGATGATGATAGCTTTTATTATGGGAAACTAGGTAAACACGCATTAAGTAGCAGCAGTATTAAATTGTTACAGACAAGCCCAAAGAAATACCATTACATTACAAAGTACAGCAAGAACGAAACATCTCCTGCTTTACGTGCAGGGCATTTATTCCACACAGCTATACTAGAGCCTGAAAAATACAGCGAGATAAAATTCATAGACGTACAAAGTAGAAACGCTAAAAAGTTTAAGGATGCAGTTGAGGAGTATGGCGAATGTTTTACAGCAAAAGAGCAAAGCGAAAACGAAAGGTTAATAGATGCTTTCTTTAAGAACGAACAAGCCTTACAACTTATTACTGATTGTGAAACAGAAGTACCTGCTATTGGTAATATAGATATGATGCCATTTAGAGGCAAAGCAGATGTATTAAGCAAGACAGGAATAGTAGATTTAAAAACCACAACCGACATACGAGCATTCCCCTATTCAGCTAAAAAATACGGTTATGATATACAGGTTTACATATACTGCCAACTATTCAACATACCTTATACAGAGTTTACATTTATAGCTTTAGACAAAGGCACACTAGACATAGCGATATACGACGTATCAGAGGACTTCTATTTAGAGGGAGAACGTAAGACCCTTGAAGCAATAGACAGATACAGGATGTTCTTTATAGAAGATGCAGACCTAGACAGCTACACATTAAGAGGTACATTATGAAACGATTTATAAGCGATATGGAAACCATACAACTAGCCATCAAGCTAGGAGATTATGAAGATGCTTTAGAAATGCTACAAGAGGTTAAAGAAGAAATGATTATATTAGACGCTTTAAACTATGAATAAAATACAAATATCATACGAGAGAGGGTACAGAGTTACAAAAGATGGATGCTTGTTAAATCCTAAAGGGAAAAAAATAGGCTCTATAAGCACTCGAGGATATGAAGGGACAGGTATTTGGATTGATAAAAAACAACAAAAATTATACACGCATAGATTACAAGCATATCAAAAATACGGTAATAAATTATATGAAGATGGTATTGTGGTTAGACACTTAAACGGTAATCCTTTAGATAATTCTTTTAATAATATAGCTATCGGAACATATAGGGACAATACAATGGATATACCTAAAGAAATACGAATAAAAAGTACATATGCAGCTGCTAAAACATCAATAAAATATCCTAAAAAGTTTGTTTTAAAATTAAGAGAAGAATACAAAGAGATAAAAAACTATGCTGAATTAGGTAGAAAATACAATATGCCAACAAGTATTATATGGGAATTAATAAATAAACGCAAAGTATTTAAAGATGCGTAAAACAACACTAATAAAAAGTTATTCCTACTTTAAAGGGGAACTACAAAGAGCATACGAAAACACAAACGAGAAACTAATAAACTATTATACAGATGAAATACAAAAACTTCTTACTAAATACTACACAAAGAAACAGGGAGAACATACAACACCTAAAAACTTTGATTGAGAAGCAAACAGGGAAAGACATAACAATAAACACTAGACACAGAGAAATAGTATTTGCAAGAAAGATATACTACAAGATACTAACCCTATCTACTAAAATGAGTTATAAGTCTATTGGAGATACACTAGGACAGACACACGCAACTGTGTTACATTCCCTAAAGAATTTTGATTGGGATTACAACCATATACCTGCATTTAAAGAAGCATACGATAGAGTGTATAATATGTACACTAAAAAGGGTACTGTTCCTACTTTTGAAACAATGCTATACGAAAACAGAGTACTAGAAGAAAAGATAGTTAAACTAAAAGGTCAGATAGAAGAATTGAGAAACGAGTTGAAAGAAACACGCAGAAACAATATAAGACCAAGAAACCAACAAGCAACTATATACAATGCATCAGAAGCAATAGACGTATAATAAAAAACTAAACTAATTACGTTATACTTATATGTATAATACTGAAGAAATAAGACTTGAAGCACTAAAGGCAATAGAAGATAACAACCTATTGTTTATAGGGGATATACCTGCTTATGTAGGCTTCGCCTAGCGTACTATCTATGACCATAAGCTGCACGAATGTAACGACATAAAAAGCGCATTGAATAAAAACCGTTCTGATATGAAAGTCAAGATGCGTAAGAAGTGGTACGAAAGTGATAACGCTACATTACAGATTGGACTAATGAAGCTGATTAGTGATGATGATGAAGCGCATAGATTGAATGGCACAAAGCGAGAGATAAAGCACGATACAAAACAAAAGAGTTTTAAGGTAGAAGTGATTGACCACAATACAAGTAAATAAAGTTTATAACCATCTAACCAACTCTAATAAGAAGATAACATTAGAAGTAGGTGGAACAAGAAGCGGTAAGACATACAATGTACTGCTGTGGATAATACTACACTATTGCCAACACAACGAGAACAAAACCATTACTATATGTCGTAAAACGTTCCCTGCATTGAGGGGTACTGTGATGAGAGATTTCCTAGAGATACTTAAACGTATGGACTTATATAGTGAAGAACACCACAATAAGTCAAACCACGAGTATAAGCTAGACAGCAACCTTATAGAGTTTATTAGCCTAGACCAACCACAAAAGGTAAGAGGACGTAAAAGAGATTTACTGTTTGCTAATGAGATGAACGAGTTGGATTGGGAAGCGTGGCAACAGTTAGTATTTAGAACAACAGGCAAGATAGTAGGCGACCTTAACCCATCAGACGAATACCATTGGATATGGGAAAAGCTAGAGCAAAGAGAAGACGTTGAGATATACAACACTACCTACCTAGACAATCCATTCCTAGATGACAGCATAAGAAGCGAGATAGAACTACTAAAAGACACAGATGAAAACTATTGGCGCATATATGGACTTGGACAAAGAGCAATATCTAAAGCAACTATATTCAAGTACACAGAGATTGATAGCATACCTGACGATGCACAGCTTGTGGCTTATGGGATGGACTTTGGATTTAACGACCCTACTACACTTGTTGCAACATACAAGAAAGACCACAACCTCTACTTTAAAGAAATGCTATACAGGTCAAAGATGACAACAGAGGACATACACCAATACTTAAAAGGTGTAGAGGTATTAGGTATGACTTATGCAGATAGCGCAAGACCTGAAATAATAGAACAGTTGCGTAGGTACGGACACAAGGTAATGAAATCATATAAGGGTGCTAATTCTGTACTAGCAGGTATAGACTTACTTAAGAGATACAAACTCCACGTAACAAAGGATAGTGAGAATATGATTAAAGAGTTTAGAAGCTATAAGTGGAAAGAAGATAGAGCAGGTAGGATAACTAACGTACCTGAAGATTTGTTCAACCACACACTTGATGCTGCAAGGTATAGTTGTTACTCTATATTAAGTAAACCTAACTTTGGTAAGTACTACATTCATTAAAAAAAGTTTTATTAACATTTGGTTAATTAAAATATAGTTTATATATTAGCATCAAATAACAAACATTATGACACTTCAAGTAAACACAATAGTAAAATCAAAGATACACAACGACCTTACGACTTGGGTTGTTGATGAAATTACAACAGGAGTTAGTGGTAAAAAGCGTTACTTCTGTTCTGCAAAACACGACACTAAACACAGCAGAGGTTTTGACAAGATTAGTAGAGAATTTAACGAAAGCGAAATAGAATTATTTTAATAAAAATTAACAGGGGGTGTAGTGTCGATAACACCGTATTGTAGGCAAGAAGCTGAATTGTGAGCCACAATAATAACACAGCCCCCTTTAAAACAAACATTATGAAACGTAAGATAGAGAACTTTATATTTGACACAATAATATACGTAGCTGCTTTTGGACTAGTATGCACGTTTTGCCAACTATGCGCACACGCTGATAAATGGATGGGGTTATGATAGTAGAAGTAGGAAACAAACACTTTAGAGTTAACGGAGAACTAGATATAGTGCAAGAGGTATATTGGAATGAAACCTTTGAGGAATGGACACCTGTGCTGCACGACATACAATTAGACAGATGAAAAAGACCAAGAAACAAATAGACAAGAAAGTTAGGTTTATACCTTTAGCTGAATGGCAAGAAACGTATCAATACCACAGAACAAACAAGCACAGCAGACAGGTAGATGAAAACGGTAAGAGATGAAACTACATAAACTACACACAGGAGTTATAATAACTCACATACACACCGACATAGGCATAAGCGTAAAGGCTAGGCATCCTAAAGACAAGGACTATAAAGTGTGGGAATTACTACACAGAACACAAGAATTTTACAGAGGGCTTTTTTAGCCCTTTTTTTATATATTAGCAAAACAAACATTAAATAGACAATTATGTATTATTACGCAAAAACAAAAGAACAATTACATTATTACCTGCAAGACCCTGAATTTATAACAAAAGAGGTTTGGGGAGCAAAACCAAAAAGCAAAGACTATAATAAGGGAAGTTGGAAAATTATGGGTTTTTATAAAGGTACATAGTAAACAAGCCGCCGCATGGCGGCTGTTTGATTTATATAGCCCTACTATGTAGGGTTTTTTTATTTCCTAAAAACCTGCTTTATATACGTTATATTTATATGAAGTATGAATTAAATGTACCTACAAGCCTAAACGAGATTACTCTTGGTCAATACCAACAGTATATAAAACTACCTGAAGGCTTAACTGAAAACCAAGTAGCACTTAAAATGGTGGGCATCTTTTGCCAAGTGCCTGACACAGTTGTAAGAAACATAAAAGCTGCTGACATACAAAGAATAGTAGAAACCCTTACAAAGATGTTTGATGAAACTCCTGAACTAACAAGGGAGTTTAAGCTAGATGGTAAGAAATATGGCTTTATACCTAACCTAGACAATATGTCTTTTGGAGAGTATATAGACATAGATACATACTTGGGTGATTGGGATAACATAGAAAGGGCTATGGCAGTCCTTTACAGACCCATACAAGGCAAATACGATAAACTGTATAACATAGAGCCATACGAGGCTAAAGATGCCTTACACTACAAGCATATGCCTTTAGGAGTTGTATTAGGTTCTATTGTTTTTTTTTACAATTTAGGGAGCGAATTGTGTCAGGTTATGATGGACTATTCACTCAAGGGGGGAATGACCTATCAACAGAAGCAAACTTTGGAGCAAAGTGGGGTTGGTATCAATCAATATACGGATTGGCTCAAGGAAACATTACAAGATTTGAAAATATCACTAAACTAAATATGCACGAATGTTTATATGCATTAGAGTTTATGAAAGAGAAGAACGAATTAGAAGCAAAAAGAATTAAACGAAATGGCTAACATAGCACCAAGAGGGTTTTACCTTGTACTA